AGAAAAGATTAGAAAATAATTCTGCTAAGTTAAAAAATCAAGGAAGCAGAAATGATTTTATTGTCAATATAGAAAGAATTTATAACACAGGTACTTCTGAAAAAAATAAAATCAGATTAGAACTGTATGATTATAAAAGATAAATACTAACTCCCCCATTGCGAGGGAGCTAGAAACATAAGAAAGAAAGAGGTATTATGAATAATTTAGCTATTAACAAAGAGCTGCCGAATAATCTACTCACAATAGATCAAAGTGCGTATTTTGATGTAGAGAAAAAACAATTATATTATTTAGACGATATAAAACCAAACATTGGTACAGGATTAAAACCAATGTACGGAGAAAATGAAACAGTAAATAGATATGCTTTAGTAAGACAAGATACAGGTCAACTATTAGGTATTCATTCAGAAGATTATGTTGTTAGACCTTATTCAGTATTAGCTGAAAAAGTTAATGATGTAATTAAAGAAGCATTACCAAATTACGAAGAATTTGAAATCACTACTCAAGACCATGTGTATGCAAATGGTCGTAAGTATAGACGTGATATTAACTTTTGGAATAAAGATATTCAAATAGAATCCTTTAAACACAAAGGTCAACAAGAAAAAATAATTCCACAAATACGAATATACTCATCACTTGATGGTCAATGGGGCCAACAAATAATGTTTTCTTCAATGTATATGTGGTGCATGAACGGAATGGTTCGACCAGATTGGACATTTACTGTTTACAATAAACACAGCTCTAGAAAAGATATTTCATATTCTGTTTCAGAGTTTAAATCTGGCTTACAAGATCATGAAGATCTAGGTAATGAAATGTTCAAAATGTTACAAAGAAAGGTAAATACTACAGATGTTACAGAACTATTTAGAAAAACACTCGCTGCTAAACCTTACAAAAAAGGTTTGGATATTGAGCATGACAGCATTCTTGTCCTTAATCATTTGGATAATTTATGGTGTAAATATAATGACAGGTACGGCAGTACGCTTTTTGCAGTTTACCAAACAGCGACTGACTGGGCAACACACCCAATCACTCGAGGATCAGTTTACAACGTATCAAGAAAAAGAGAAAAAGCTGTAGCAAATATGCTTAGCAGCAAACAATGGGAGAGTATGTATGGCTAATTGTTATTACCATAGTTTATCAAGTGTAAAAAAATGGGGAGGTAAACCAGAAGATTACCAACCTATTCACGATTGGTTTGACGAGAGTAAAAAACTTACATCTCATTTTGCTCATAGAGCATTACGTCATCATGCTGAAGGATGTTTTGCTGCCGAAAAAGAATTTGGTCAAACGATAACGAATAGCGATGGAAAAGCTGTTCCAGTAAGACTAATAGCTGAAAAACATATCATCGAAGATTTAGGTTTTATACCTAGCTTTGAAGATTGGATTAAAAACGTAAGAATAGCATCATGGATGCGGAAAGGACAACCTATATTATGATAGCAACAACAATAGATTTAGTAGGTACATATATAGATCACAATACAGAACATAAAGATTGGTGGAAAGAACACCAAAAAGGTGAAGCAATAGCTAATAAAATTAGAAAGCTTAATGCTAAACCTTTAAAAGAAATTTACGAAAAAATGTACAAAGATGGAATATATTATCTTAAATTACATTTTGAAGGTGGTCATGATGAAGGTGGATTTGATGATAATTTTGAGTATCTTGATGCAGATAAAGTACCAGTAATTAACAAACCAAATTTAACTAAATACAATCCTGATGGATGGATAGAACATTGGACACCATTAGAATATGTAGATCCAAAAACTAAAATAGCACAAATATTTAAATATTGCGTAACAAGTTACGATCATAAACCATTAACAGAAGGATGGTTACGAAGTGCTTGGTATGATTTTGGATTTTTAGAAGAATGGGGATCATTTGCTTTTGAAGGTCATGTTTATGGTGATGTAATTGTATCAACTAAAGATGGTACATTTGAAGTTGAAGCTAATGAAACAGCTGAACATTATGATGACAAATCATTTAATGGATCAATGTTTGAGGAGGATGCAGCATAATGGATATTGATAACGATTTACAATACTTAGCACAAACTGATGAGCAATATGCATCTGCTTCTGCTGAATTAGATTACGAAAAAGATAAAATTAAACATACAAAAGGTATGTTTGTAACTAAATCAAATGCATCTGTTTCTAAAGCACAAGAAGAATTTTATGGTAATGAAGAATATAAAATTGCTATAGAAAAAATTTTTGGTTCACAAACTACAGTTAATTTATTACGAAATAAACGAGCTACTGCAGTTCTTAGAATAGATGTTTGGAGAACATTAGAAGCATCAAGAAGGAAAGGAAATATATAATGCATCCACGTTTTTTAAGGAAATACAATAATGACGAAAAAAAAATTTATAATTTAGGTTATAGTCAAGGCAAAAAATCAAATGAAAAACCTTTTAAATATGTACCAAATATAACTCCTATTAATGGTATTGATCTTTTCTCAAAAATAAAATCTAAAATATCTCAGTATTATAAAATATCTGAAAAAGAATTATTTGGATCACAAAGAAATTCTTATTTAGTGATACCGAGATCTGTAGCTATTAATTTAATGAGAGAATTGTCTGAATTATCATTTCCTCAAATATCTAAATTAACTACAAAAGATCATACAACTCTTGTTTATCATGTAGGTCTTAGACTAAATAAAAAAGGATATTGGAACATACCGAACAATCATGCAGTTTATAATCAATTAAAAACGGAGTTAATTAATGAGTCAAACTAATAGAGAATATAATTTGCAAATTGGACAGCATCTTAAACGATTACGAACTCAATCTAAACTCACACAATCTAATGTAGGAGATCAAGTTTTTGTATGCTTTCAGCAAGTACAAAAATGGGAAAAAGGATCTAACAAAATATTTGCTCATCAATTACTTAAACTATGTGAGCTAAACAATTGGAATATAACAGAATTTAAGGCATCGGAGTTATCCGTTTCAGCCCTTAATAGCTAGATAGGTACCCAAATGCTGACAGTCTTCTAGCACCCTATTGTTGCGTAATTTTCTTGTTAGTTTATTACGCACAATAGGTAAAAGATTCAAGAAGAACATACAGGCAACATTTCCACTATTATATAGGTATTTTGTGCGTATTGTGAATATATGTTGATTTGCTTAGAAAATATAATTAATTGGGTTCGAAATCCATTAATTATCGGTAGTAATAGACTAAAGTTCCTGTATTGTCTAGCTATATTTACTACCGATAACTTTTGCAGGTTTTTCTCGTACACAAATGTTCTAATTAAATCAGCTATTTTACCTAAATCAAGTGGAATATATGGAGGAACTAATGGCTAATGAAGCTTTAGGCCCTTTATTTCATAATGCTTTAATACCTCAGTTTGTATCTGCAAGAAAACAGCTAAAAATTTCTCAGTTAGAAATGGATGAAATTTTAGGTGTTGCTAAAGGTTTAGTATCAAAATGGGAATGTGGAATTAGAAAACCGAGTGGATGGTTATTCTGCTGTTGGGCTGATGCTTTAGGTATGACTATAACTTTAACTCCAAAGGTGCTGCAACATGACAATCAACCCAGATCTTAATCCAGGTGATATAACAAACGATCCTATAGTAAATGAAGTCGTTAAGTTAATTCTTGATCGACACATACAAGGTATGGACAAGTTTGGTAAGACAATGGAGTCTAACGAAAGACCGTTAGACCAATGGATTGCTGAAACAATAGAAGAACTTCTAGATGCTGTTCACTACCTTACTAAAGCTAAATCAATAACAGATAAATTTAAAACTAAAGAAAAACTTTTAAATGATCTTTTAGAAAAAGCTAAAGAAAATACATTTACAGTAAAGGAAACGGATGTTCACACTAAAGAAGAAGTCTAACATAGACTACGCAGCTCCTCATATAAGACAACAAGCTTTTAGAATGAGATTATTAAAATTCTACAAAGAAATAGAGTTTAATGATGACGTATACAATCACAATGCAACAATGATCTTGAAAGGTACTCTACCCTACAAGTTTGTTAATAAAATAGAAAGATTGAGGTTAGAACATGAAAAACAAAAAAAAGAAAAATGGGAAAAAATCAAACGTAAAGGTGCAACAACAATGGGATTACAGGTTAGAAGCATTGTTGCAAATGCAGTTAAGAAAGCACCCTAAACATTATTATAAAGTTGGAGGTACAATATGAAAAAAGACTTTGATAGAAAACAAGGTATTGGTGGTAGTGATGCTACCAAATTATATAATGGTGAATGGCATTCACTATGGTTAGAAAAAACAGGTGATGCAGAACCAGTAGATTTATCTGATGTGTTACCAGTACAAATGGGAGTACATACAGAGCCATTTAATATTCAATGGTTTGAAAAACAAACTGGATTAAAAGTTACAGGAAGACAAGAAACTTTTTTCCATAAAGATTATCCTCATATGTATGCTCATGTTGATGGTTTAATATTAGGTGAAGATAAAGCATTATTAGAATGTAAGCATACTAATGCATTTACAAATTCTAAAAAACAAGCTGATAAATATAAAGCACAGATACAACACTATTTAATGGTGACAGGTTATCCTAAATTATATTTTTCTGCGTTTTACGGAAACATGAAATGGGAAGCTTTAGAAATTACTGCTGACGCAGAGTTTCAAGAACAACTATTAAATGCTGAAGTTTTATTTTGGCATTTTGTAACAACCAAAAAAGAACCACCAGAGCATATTAGCTTTGATAATTTTAATCAAAAGGAGTTTAGTGATGGCAGAACAATCATACCCATACTCTCCAGGGCATAAAGAAGTTGATACTTCTATAGAAGCTGCTGAAGCAATTAAGGTAGGTGTAGAAACTATTAGAAATAAAGTTTTTAATGTTATTGCTAATAAAGGAAATTTTGGTGCTA